TTTAAACCTACCCAAATGCAAACATTTTTAAATGATACTACTAAAAACGTAGTGCAATTAAGAGACGCATTTAAGGATAGTCTAGCAGCTCCTGCAGCTTTTAAAGATATTCTTGAAGGTATTACTAAATTAGAATACTTTGATCCTGAAACCGCCAATGGAATTATGGATCTTGCTAATAGATTCAAAGAGCTCTCTAAGCCAATAGAAGATCAGAAAACTCTATTAGAAGAAACAAAACAGCGATTAAAAGAAGTAGAAAAGCAGTACCAAGCTTCTGCTATGGGATCAGAAAAGTATTGGGCCACAAAAAGAGAAAGAGCTGATTTACAAAGGTTAATACCACAACTAGAGTCCGGAATCAGGGACGCTATTAATAAGAATTTACCTTTAATAGAGCAACTAGGAAAAGCTGGTGCAGAAATCTTTGGTAAAACAATAGAGAAGAGAATTAATACTGCACTAGAAGAGACAAATCTGCGATTACAGCAAATACAGAATGCTAGTCAAAGAGCTGCATTAGCTCAGCTACCTAGACAAACAGAAGAAAGTATTAATGAAAGAGTACGCCTTGAAAAAGAAGGCATTAAAATAGAGTCTAAACTTCGCCAAGTGCAAGAAAATCTTATTACTTCTATAGACCTATTGCGCGGCGAAATGGAAATTAGAAGATTGCGGGAGGAGAGAGCTAACATTAGAGAGCAGTACGCCGGTGACGGGGCTGTACGTAATGCTATGTTAGAGGTAAATCAAAAAGCTATTGATACAGCCGAACGTAAGCAGAAAGCTTTAAAAACTCAAGATATACCTACTCTTGCACAACTAGCTAAAGAAGATCCTTCTCTACAGAATGTTATCTATCGTATAACAAATCGCAGTGTTGAACAAGCAACAGTAAGATCTAAAACTGCAGAAGTTGAATTCCGTGGTGAATTGGACAGAATCGCAGCACGCACAGAACAGGAAAGAAAAGTTCTAGAGGCAAAACTAGCTGATATAGGCAAAGCAGTACCTCCAGCATTTGCAACTGAAGCCGCCAGAGAAGAGTTCCGGGATAAACAAGCTAGGGAACTACAAGGCGTCCAACAACAAATTAGGGAACTTGAAAATAGAGCCCTAACTCAGAGAACTGAGGCAGCAGCAAGAGCAGGTGCGTCAGGGCTGGCAGTAGAATCTGTCAATAGAATACTGCAACAAGAAAAAGACCGAGCGGAAACTTCTGCAGCAATTGCAGACAACGCAGAAAATCAGAAAAATGAAATAGCAAAACAAGTAGCTTTTATAGATGATGCAATTCGAGGACTTAAAGAAGAGCAGACTACAAGCAAAGCATTAGCCGACTCTACGTTTAAAGATCGCGAAGCTGCTATTGCTATGCAGCGCACACAACTGGGTCTAGATCAGGAAAACTATAGGGTTAGTATCGATCAAGTTGCACAGCGACAGTATGCAATTGAAGTTGCTGATGCTCAATTAGATCGAGATAGAAAACAATATGATATAAGACAAAAACTTGCTTTAGATGAAATTGAATGGGCCAAGAAGTATGCTGCTCAAGGCTATATAATGAGCGACTTACTACGTGCAGAATTACTTGGTTTACGCGAACGTGGTGCACTGGCACAATCCGAAGCAGATAAAGAATTTGAAAGACGCAAAAATCTAGCACAAATAACCAAAGATCAAATGGACCAACAAGCTACTATGGCTAAACAAATTGGTGGTGTATTTGAAGGTGTTACTGATAAAATGACTGATGCCTTTATGAAGTTTGCCGAGACCGGTAAGTTGAGCTTTAAAGACTTAGCTAACTCAGTAATTGCAGATATTGCCAGAATCATAATCAGAATGCAAATTTTGAATATGATGGAAAGTATGTTTGGCAAAGGTTTTGCAGGAGCTGGTGGCAACTGGTTTTCGAAAATATTTACTACTGCAGCCAGCTCCGCAGCTGGTGGTTTTGTGCCAAGTGGCGGCGAAGGCAGCATGTATGTGCTTAGCAGTGAAATGCCTAAGCGTGCAAAAGGTGCTGCGTATATGAACACAGGCATAGAAATGTATGCTAAAGGCGGAATGTTTACAAATAAAGTTGTAGCAGAACCTACCATGTTTAAGTTTGCCAAGGGTGTTGGCATGATGGGCGAAGCAGGTCCAGAAGCTATTATGCCACTACGCAGAGATGGTGATGGAAACTTAGGTGTTATAGCACAGCCACAGCAACAAGGCAAAGTAGAAGTAGTTGTTAATAACTTTAGCGGTGAAAAGGCTGAAACTCGTGAAACAGTTGATAGTCGTGGTAATCGCAAAATTGAGGTAGTTGTTGGCGAAATGGTGGCCAGTGAAATGGGCAGAAAAAATAGCCCACTTCAACAATCCATGATGAGCAACTTTGTAACTAGACCCGCAACCGTAAGGAGATAACATTTATGGCAATACCAAGCTGGCCTAGTAGCAATAATTTTCCTCAAGTGCCGCAAAAAGGTTTTACTGAGTCAGTGGGGATCAATATTTTAAGATCCGCCACTGACGCAGGGCCTGCTAAACAACGAGTACGAGGTCGTAGACCAAGTACTATGCAGTTAAGTTTTATAATGACAGACCAGCATGCTGAAATGTTGGAAACTTTTGTTAAAGACACTATACGTGGTACTAAACGATTTAATTTTTTACATCCACGTACTAAGGGTACTGTGGAGGTTAGAATCGTTCCGCAACAAGACGGCGAATTTTTTCAGCTACAATACTTAGCGCCAGGTTACTGGCAAACACAAATAAATTTTGAAATACTGCCATGACAAGATTAGTTACACTTAGTCCACAAGCCATCAAAGCCATGTTTTCAACGGAAACAGATGAACAGTTGATAACATTGCTAACAATACAAAATCCAGCAAATCCAAATACGCCTGTTCGACTGGCAGATAGTTATACAGGTAGACTTGCTAATTTAACTACAGATGAAGAAGTTGTGTACGGTCTAACTAGTCGTGGTAATGATTATTTATTTTTACCACTAGAAATAAGTTTACCTAGTGAAGAAGATGCTGGCGTAGGCAGATGTAATATTACACTAAACTATGTTACCAAAGAAGCTATTCAGCTAGTTCGTACACAACTAACTAATCCTACGCAAGTAACTATAGAACTTATTTTAGCTAGTGCGCCTAATGCTGTAGAAGCTAGTTTTCCCGGTTTCTATATTACAGCAGCAACTTATAATGCTCAAAGCATTAGTTTACAACTAGATATGATAGATTATAGCCGCGAGCCTTTTCCTTGCTATAATTTTACACCAAATTATTTTCCAGGGTTGTTCTGATGAATATAGATAAATACATTGGTTTACCATACCAGGAAAACGGTAGAGATTGGAACGGCGTTGATTGCTGGGGATTAGCTCGTCTATACTATAAGCACGAACTGGATATAGAGCTACCTGACTACAGTGAGCTATATACTGGCAGCAGAGATAGTTCTTTGTCAGCAACTATATTAGATCAAAAGCAGCGCTGGATCAGTGTAACAGAACCAGTGGAAAATGATATTTGCGTATTTAATATATATGGTGAGCCTATACACATTGGTGTGTATGTAGGTAACAATAGTTTTTTACATAGTCGCGAAGGCTTAGACAGTGTTATTGAATCTCTTAGCAGCATTCAGTGGGCAAAGCGATTAGAAGGTTTTTATAGATACACTGATACTGCAAAAAATATTGCCATAGTAGGTGCTCCACACCCACTAAAAATAGGCACTGTTTACGAACAAGTTTTACCTGGCACAAGATTATCTGATATAGTAGATGTTTTATATCACAAGTATAAAATAAGTGAAGCTTTACAAGCTAGAATTGTGGTTGCCGTTGATGGAGTGGTGTTAGATCGCAGCACATGGAATACTACTATACTAAAAAATGGCCAACAAGTATCATACAAAGTAATAGCTCAAGGCAGAACCGCTACCAG